AATGATTCCGAAGTGTCCTCTAATCCTACATCAGTATTACTATAACCAGATCTAGTCGTTTGCGTTGCACTCACGATTGGGACATTAAACTCAACTGCTAAACCTCTTAACTCTTCCGCAATAGATTTAACATATGAGTAGGTATTTATACTTCCACCGATCCCACGGACGCGGCTAGATGCACAAATATTCAGATAATCTATGTAGATAATATCTGGCATGAAGTTCTTTTTCAACTTTAATTCATTTAATAATGCTCTAAAGTGACCTGTATGAGCTGCACCTGTTGGGTATTCTTTCACTATAAGTTTACCAATAGATGCTTTAGCTATGTTCTGTATTTTAGAATCGAATACATTTTTAGGTAATGTATTTAATTGTTGTATTGGGTAATCCATAAGGTTTGCATCGATTCTTTCTGCAATCCTTTCTTCTGCCATTTCCATAGTAATATATAGAACGTTTTTACCTATCTCTAGATTAGCAGCTGCACAATGACACATGAAGAGTGATTTACCTACACCGGTACCAGCCATGGCTATATTTAACGTTTTATTCGGTAAACCACCCTTCGTTATTTTATTAAAGTAATCTAAATCCCATGGAATTCTTGTTTCTGTGGTGTTATAGAAATCGAATCTGTCCGAAGAGTTATCGATATAATCATGACCAATATTTGGATCAAAATTAACACCCAAAGCATTCGATAGTATTTCTGGAATTGCTCCTTCACCTTTATCTTTTCCTTTTCCATCAATGATCTGAATTGATTCCATAATAGCATTATAGATTGCTCTATCTCTGCACCATTTCTCAGATTCATTTATTAAGTAATCTATATCTAGATCTGACTTAGCTTTTATTTCATTTATAAGAGCATTAGATTGTGTTAGAACATCATCAGCTGCATTAACCTTTTTAAGTTCTAATTCTAATACTTTACCTGAAGGAATCTTATTATGTTTTGCTACAAAATCAACAATAAGATCAAACACAACTTTATGTGTGCCTTCAAAATAATCTTTCTTAAGAAAAGGTATTACTCTTCTACAGTAATCCTCATCATTAATCAGATGATTCAGTATGTGTGTCTGTATTTGATTCGTTATGTCCAATTCCAATTACCGCTATATTATTTTCTTCTGCATAATCTAAAGAGTCTTCCATTATATGTTGGAGTACTCCACCTATATAGTTTCGAAAGTCTATATCATTAATAAGATCTTCTTCTTCGAAACCTGCCGAATCTTGGATGTTATAGGTAAATGCTAGTGTTGCTATATCCAATTCTGGTGATTCTTTTATTTTTACCTCACCATATATGTATGTAACATCTTTCCACTTACCTGTAGTTAATTTAACCCCATAGAATTCTACATCGTTTGATTCTACCAATTGATAGTCTTCGATAGTGATTTCCATTATTCTTCCTCTATATCTAGTTCGACATCTAGAAGGGGGACCTGTCCAATTTGGTAGTGACCTTTGATGAATTCACTGAAGTCTGTTTCTTCAAAAATTGGTGTCCAAAATTCTTCGTTGAGAGTGTCTTTCTCACGGCATTTAGGATCGATGAGTTCTCCAGTGTCTCTATCAACACGGCAATACCAACCGACGTTAGGCTTAGCAACATAGCCGCCAGCAAGAGCAACATCCAGAAGACCAGAGTAACGCTCAATACCACCATCCCAAGAAACTCCGATAGGTACTTTAGACTTTTCCCTAACAAATCTCGATTTTTCAACGTTGATAACAAAATTATATCCTGTAACTTCTGTTCCCTTCTTCTGTTGTTGTCTTCCAATAATCCATATATTATCGGCTGAGTAATAGATACCAGTACCTCCACTCACAATAGCTTTTGGAAACAGTCCCATCTCTTGATAGGTATGATTAACAGCTAAAAGAGGAATATCTTTCATAGTTAAATATGGTGTGACCATTCTAAATAATCCTTTTAGCGCCTTGGCTCTTGACATATCAGCAACTGATTTTTCATTTAAAGCATCTTCCAATTCTTTCTTGGATGCCAAATTACCAATCGAGTCAATGATAACAATTACCTTTTCTTTCCTTTCCAGTTGTTCTAGTTGATTCACTAGATCGAACTTAAGTTGTTCTACATCTGTAATTGGAGTATGTAATACTTTATTAGTATCAATTCCAAATGATTCAAAATAACTTTGGGGTGAACCAAACTCTGAATCATAGAATAATAATACAGCATCATCATACTTTTTTAAATAATCAGCTGCGATTAATAACGCAAATGATGTTTTAAAATGTTTTGAAGGACCAGCTAACACAGTTAACCCTGCAGATAATCCGCCATCTTTATCACCAGATAAAGCAACGTTTATCATAGGTACTGAGGTTGTTATTTGATCCACATCTTTAAAGAATAAAGAATCAGCTAAAACATCTGTTGTTTTAATCTTTGAATTCTTTTTAAGTTTATCCATTACACCCATATCAGTACCTCCTTTCGGGTCTTAATTGCATTGAAGCTTCTTTCTTTTTCCAGCGAGCTCTTCCTTCTGCTTTTTTCCTAATCCTTTTTTGACAAGGTTTTTCATAGTATTCTCTACGTCTAACTTCTTGTACAATTCCAGCCTTTTCACATTTCTTTTTGAACTTACGTAAAGCAACATCAAAAGGCATAGGCTTAGGTGGACGTCTGTCCCGAGGATGCCTCTTACGAGGTCTTAGATCAACACTAGGCAACGAACTCCTCCCCTGGGTTCCAACTGCATCCAGTTAGCCCACCAGCTTTGAGTGCTTGTAAAGTTCTAAGAACTTCATGAGCATTTCTTCCTGTGTCTAAAGCATTAGCTTGAGCATATTTTACTGTTAGATCTTCATCTAATATAAAGGTTGCTCTTAATGCTACCTGTTCATCATGATCTATAATTCCGCAATCATTTGCTAAAACTAAACCACAATCAGCACCTAACTCGTGATTGATTTCTCCAATCAATGAATTAGATTCTTTCCAAGCTACTTTACAAAACTCGTTATCCCCTGAGATACCAATAACTCTGGCTTCTTCTGCTGGGATATTATCAAACTCAGCAATCTCAGTAGGACAAATGAAAGTAAAGTCTTTTGGGTAAAAGTATATTACTGACCAAGATCCAACTAGATCCTCATCAGTTATACTAGTCATTTCATTTCCATTAGGTTTGACGATATTCATCACAAACTCTGGAAACGTTTCATTTACGCCTAACATACATTTCTCCTGTTATATTTTTTACAATTGGGTCTATTATACCACACTTTTTGGTAAAAGTAAACCCCCTAAATGGAATCATATTCGACTCCAGCTTCATTAAACATACTCTGAGATAGTTTGATTGATTCCATCCATCTATCAGGTACCTTAGTGAAATGGTCAAATGGTATAACTACTCTTTTTATACCAACTTGGATTATAGCTTTTGCACACTCACTACATACGGGAAGTCCGTACACGTACATCGTGCTGCCATCTAAATTAGCTCCATTATATGAAGCATTGTATATGCAATTCATTTCAGCATGAACTACATATTTGTATTTCGTTTCTCTTACCTTTAATCTTAATTCTGTTTCTTCTACCTTTCTAGGAAATCCATTATACCCTTGAGCTAATACTTGACCTTTATCTCCTATCGCGACCGCGCCTATCTGTGCGCTCGGGTCTTTCGACCAAGTAGAAAAGAACTTAGCTAAATCTAAATATCTGTGATCGTATTTCGTATTAGAACCCATACATATCTCTCCAAATAGCCATATTAATCTGTCTTTGTTTCATAGGATCCTTCCTTATTTGATCTGTTTTCAATGGGTGTTTATCTCTTTCCAGAACTTCTTCTGGTACTAAATCACCGAATAATTTCTTTAATACTTTCTTTTCACCATTCCTTTCTGCATATGGTGTGTTTAATGCATGGCAAATAACTGATGGAGCTAAGAATGGAGCACGCAATTCTACTGTTTGTTCCATCATAGTTCTATCTAATTTAGGTAAATGATAATAAGGTAATTCTAAGAATACATCACTTAATTGGCTATCATATTCTTTTGCTCTTCTATATCCACCGAATAGTTCATCTGCACCATCACCAGTTAAAACGTTTCTAAAATCTAATTTATCTAATTCTCTAGCCATAGCTATTTGAGGTTTAACTGAACCTAGATCTACAGGACTTTGATGTATTTCTACTGCTTCATAATCACCTACTTGATCTAAGTTAACTTCAACCATTTCATCATCACCTGCAACTAAAGCTGCATAACTATATTCATGATTATTTA